CGTTGTATTCTGCAAAAGATCGGACAACAAACGGATACCCTTTGTATTGAAAATCCCCTACTTTTAAACCCGTTTCTCCGATATATGGGTATTCCTGATAAAAAGGGAACCCCACTTGTATCATATTGGGGCAATTCATTACATACGGAGAATATTTATCGTAAAAAACTTCTGCGAAATACCAGAAGAAATTCTCAGAAACATCTACGTAATCTGTTAATGTTTTAGCCCATCTTATTTCTGTAAGAGTGACACAAATCCAAAGTAATCGAGTTGCAAAGTCTTTAAACTTCCCCTCAGTATCTTCAAAAGCTTCGTTTTCTCCGAGAAGAGCTTCTTCCGGGGAGCCTGTTCGGGGTAAAGCCCATTTATCGTATTTATTACAAACCCCGATAGGTCTATGTTCCAAACCCAGCTCAAGAACAATAGAGCATTTAGGAACTTCACTTTCCCATCGAGGATCCCCTTCTTGATACCATTTGTTTATGTCATACCACTCGTAAATAGTGGCTTCCATGTCGAGGAGACGTAAAAGGTATTTAAGTCCTTTTTTCGTTCCTTTTATTTCGTAAAGGTTAGAGAGAATAATACAAAGAACTTTAAATTGTTCAGAATCAACATCAAAGTCAATAAATTCAGAAGACCCGAGTAAGGATAAGCATTTTTCGTAATCGAAATTTGCATTTTTTATATCGTAAAGGGCTTTGAGAAAATCTATGTTTTTTGTGTGATAGGCGTCTAAAACATAGTCAAGAATTTCCGTAAGTTTCGGATAAAAATCGTAATTTTGAAGATTCTCCGGTAAGAAATTCTTAGATTGAATTTGATATTCTGACATAAATTACTTCTTTACAGGTTTTCGTTGTAAATGTCGTATTGTTGCCCAACGACAGTGAAGATGTTTTTATCCAAAACAATTTCGGTATCCGAAACAATTTGTGTAACGTGTCCGGAAAGTTGTAATTCCGGATTTACAATTAAACTTCCTACAGAAATAGGTTGCATTGTGAAATGCGCCGCAGAATCAATCAGTCTATTCTGGGTAATTTGTGTGACAGTTGAAGAGCTTAGATAAACCCAGTAACCGTTGTTAGTTGGATCGATATCCACAACATAATCTTTATTTGCAGTTACAATTACTTCCAAAGAGACCAGCTTGAGATATCTATCAAATTCAAGAGTCTGATCTGAAACAGGTCTTACGAGATAAACCCTGTTTACCCCTTCGACTCTCGAAACTTCCGAAGTAACTTGCCCGATGTGAAAGGTAGTGCCTAATTTCATCGTGTACTTACCCACGGTTTCTCGGATTGTTTCTTCGATAGACGTTTGCCCAACCCCTTCATCCACAATACAAACCATTTTCATTTCTATCCCGATTCTTTTAGGGGCAACCAGAATTATTTGTTCTCCGATCATTTTATATGTATCAAGAAACGAATACATAGTTTCTTTTTCGGTAATAGAAGCATAATGTTCATCGTCGAAAAGATAAGAAAGGAGCATTGTGCAGCAACCTTCCGTATCTTTTTTGTAATTTGCAGAAATCAAAGAGCCTGAGTAGTTCATGAAAATATAAATATGGTCACTACCCGTAACCATTCTTCTTTTTGAAGTTAAATACCCCGGGGCGACTGCCGCCATTTTAGCAATAGAATCAGCATTGTATCCGGGATTAAGAATTTGCACCGAATTTATTGTGCAATCCAGATTTTTAGTTAGCTCCGAAGGAGTTATTCCTGTAGCCCCTAAAACACCTTGAGTGTTGATGTAATTAAAAATAACTTCATCATTTACTCTTAATTGATATCCCAAAACACCATCTCCGAAAACCAACAAAACCCCACCGCTGTATGTTTTTATCATTACATTTTCCGGTAAGAAATTATCTGCGTATCGAATTAAATCTCGTTTAACCCCCGCAACATATAATTCAAGGGTGTCTCCGAAAAGATTTGTATCGATCCCGGTGTCAAGAATTAAAGTATTTGCGAATTTATCATTACTTGTGGAAATAAAAGTTGATTGTTTCCAATCCCCAACAACACATTCCACTTCATTATCCCCACCGAGAAGTGTTTGTGAATACAACAAACTTACACTTCTGCCCCGGTAATAAAATAAAGGAACTTCTCTATCCCAGAAAGTATTTAAAGAAAGAGTGAAATTAATTTTCAATCTTGGGGCAGAAAGCCTTTGAACAGGATATCCGACAATGTTACAAATATTTATTGCGGAGGTTTGCAATCTACAAGAATCCAAATACGATTCTCTTCTTGCCCCCATAGAGTGAAAACTTAAATAAGTACCAAGCCCGGATAACAATTCTATTTGTGTCATCCCTGCACCGGATTCGTAAAAATCTTTCCATCTTTCTGAATCCGGCAAGTTCTGCACATATTCAACGATGTCTGCTTTTATGTTATCGAAAGATAAAGAAGCCGGGTCGATTATTTTAAAATTATTACTCATTTTAGGATAAAACCTCTTTTACCTGTTTTTATAAAGCGTTCCTGAATATGTGTAAAAGTCCGAATCGGACAAACCTCTTACTGTAAAAGTAAGAGAAACATAATAAGTGTGTTTATCGTAATCCGGGGTAATACTTGATTTGGAATAATCAAGATCAACTCTTGGCTCCCATTTCTGTATTGCAATTACAATTGTATCGTAAAGAGCAGCTACAGTTAATTCATCCATTGGTTCAAAAAGTAATTCTTCTATTGCAGAACCAAATTCGGGAAGAAAAAACCGAGAGCGTAAAGAAGTCCCCAAGATATTACCGATTGACTGGTAAATAGAATCCAGATCAGAGACCAATGCTCTTTGTGTGGGTGAATATTGATTTACGTCAGAATATATTGCCATAACAACAATACAAATTCCAACATCAAAATAAAAGTAATTCTATTCGATAGATTTATTTTCTACTTTTATTCCACACTTCAAAACCCCAGCACTGAACATTGCATGTAATTTAGATGCTGTAATTGTTCTCGGTTTCTGTGAATCCCCCCAGAAAACCTCAAAAGAATTATCTGCATTTTTTTGCCCAACAACAACCCAATGTTGATACCACAAAGCGGTTATAAAATTAGTTTCGAGTTTCACCAAAATAATTAATTTTTTCGGAACATAATTACCAGATTCGATATCTGACCATTTCACATTATCGTCCGGAATAAATCCCAGAGCTTTTATTGCCCTCATAACATTTAAAGGATTTGACAACAAAGGGCTTTCGAAAAAGAAGGGTAAGTCCCAATGCCACAAAGCTTTATATGCTTTTTCGTAAGTTGTTCCACAAGTTATTGCAACAACAGGAACAGCGCAATCTCTTGCTTGTCGCATTGTTGGAATTTCTTCATTTTTCTGTTCTTCAGTAGGTTCCGGGGGGAACCCTAAAATAAATTTAAGTGCTCTCCAGAAATTTTTGATTGCTTTTTTTAGACTTTCAAACATGACTCCAGTCTCCATTCAGATAGCTATTTTTAAATTCAAGAAACATTTCATAAGTAGTATTTTTCTTTCCGTATTGCTTATGGAATTCATCATGAATTTCTTTCAAAAGTGTAACCGTTTGAATACATCTTTCTCCCAAAATTCGAATATTTTTTTCACAAGTAGTTTCTTTTTTCATGCCTCACCCATTGTCTACAGTGTCCGGGCTTCCTGTCACAGTCACGGAAGACCCGCAGAAATCGTTTACCATATCTCCGACTCGGTGATCTGGTAAATTATTTGTATAAACATCGGGGGAGCCTGTCATACACATATTTACCGGGCAATGGGGGCATGTATAATGAATAGCTAAATCAATCATAGCTCGACTCCCCGGAAGGTTATTTACATATGTGTCATGGCTACCAGTAATACGAATACCGATTAAAACGTGAGGGCAACACGGCGCACCATGCGACCCCACGCCGATTGTGATGTCTCCAATCCTTGACCATTGTGTCATAATATCATTACCTTCTTCAAAGCTTTACAACCGTGAAGGGACATTCGCCAACGGATCATCCCCGCCGGACATTTTCCAGTTGTATAAATCTCTCCAAGAGATTTCGGGAATATCTTTATTCGCAAGTTCGGGATTTCTTTGTATCCCGGATAACGCCGGGGGAAGAAACTCATCAACAATAAATTTAAAATCTAGCCCAAATATTTTACCGTTTCCGTCAGCGTCTTGAAAACAAGCATATTCCTGTGTAAGAGTAGCGGCATAAGGGAGAGTTGTTGCAACAGAAGCACCTCCCACAACATTTGAAATATCTTCTACAATATGAGGAACATTGTGTAAATGCCCTTCGTGGTAATGGTGAATAATTCTCCCTGTTGTTGCAATACTACAGTTATTAGACTCAACATCCCATATTTGACATGCCGCTCCACGACATTCTACGGTTTCTGTAGAAATTGCCTGATCATCTCCACTTACATTTGCAAAAAAAGGACAAATACCCATATTTATTAAAACCTACTTTCTTATGTGTTTGTTTTCTTTCCGATATCTTCTTTTACAGAATCAACCCGAGACTTAATACTTTCTGCAAGTTGAGTTAATTCTTGTAATTTAGACTGTAGTGTGGAGATTGCACTTTCAATCTCAGCAATTTCTCCTTGCCCCATTCCAAACAATCCTGAATTTTTATGTATCATCGGGGCATCAAAAGTTATTATTTCCCCGGATTGTGTGTGAACACCTCCTGAAGAATCCAATACTGTCTTACCTCCACATTTTACAGCAAACCCCCCGTCAACTTGAAGCTTTATTTTCCCGCCGACATGCAGAACAATGTCTGTAGGGATATTTATTACAAGATTTCCATCTCCATCAAGTTTCAAGAATTTCTTCAATTCATTGCTGAAGAATTCAAGATATTTTTGTTTCTTATTTATTTTCAACCATTCCAGATTTGAATTTATCGTTCCGTAACTTTCAGGGTAATCTTCAAGAAAAGGTTCTTTAGGGGCGGTTAATTCATTTAATCTTCTGCCTTGATAGAAAGGGTGATAAATATCTTTGTTTACCCATGTTACAGAAACTTCAGACCCTATTTCGGGGATAGCAAAAGAAGAGGAGTCCGGTTTACCCCCTAAGCCAGAATCCCCTTTCGGGAAACACCAAGGGAGTTTATTTACATCCGTTTCTTCATAAATACCTTTAATAAAGACTCGCACCCTCTGTAGAAAACGAGGATCTTTATTATCCACTACTTTCCCGACTTGGGCGGTAGATAATAAATCAGGTTGATTTAAATGTTGTAAAACTTTTATCATCTTCGAGTTGTCACGACATTCATAGATTTTGTTTCTT